GCGAAAACGGGCCGATTTCATTCGTTTTTTGGAATTGCCGGGGGGGGGTGTCCTCGCTTGGCGACAAACAACGCTTGGGGACCGGCCCGCGGTCAAACGCATGTTTTCGCGGAAAACGGGCCGCAAAATGGGCGAAATCCGCGGTCCGGATGACGGGCCGGTTAGCGGGGGGTACCTGTCAAGTGTGACAGGGGTCACCACGGGGTTTCCGAAGGGAGAAAACCGATGCTCAACGCGATTCTGTCGATCGTGATTTTTCTCGGGGTGCTGTCGTTTCTCATGTACTTCGCGGAGAAATACTTTCCGAATCTCCCGGGCATCGTACGCGCGTTGATCATCGGCGCCGTGCTGCTCGCGCTGCTCCGCGTCGCACACGGGATTTTTTGCGCCTGGATCTGCGGATGATTCGCGAGCTTGCGCGCGCGCTCGTCGTCGCGCTCGTCGGTTGCAGGCATCCGCGCATGTACCGCGAGCGGCGTACACGTTTCGGGGCGGCCGTGTGGCATTTCGTGTGCCCCGATTGCGGCTACGTCGCGCCGATCGTCGCGCGGACCGAAGCGGAGACGCGGCTCGTCGACCTGGGGGCGCCGCGTGGGTAACTGGAATTCGGGACGACGGCCGCAACCGACCGCGCTGAAAGTGCTACGCGGAAACCCGGGCAAGCGGCCGATCAATCGCGACGAGCCAACGATCGCGCCCGCGGACGAAAGTTTCGACACGCCCCCGCGCGAGCTCGCGAACGATCCCGATGCCGAAAAAGAGTGGCGCCGTGTCGCGCCGCTCCTACGCGTCGCGCGGCTCGTGACCGAATCGGAACGCGCCGCGCTCGTCGCGCTCTGTCAACAATGGTCGCGATACCTGGCGGCGCACGCGCAAGTGATCGCGCTCGGGATGTGTATCGAAACGACAAAAGCGGTCCCGATCCCGAATCCGTACTTGCTCGTCGCGGACCGCGCGTTGACGCATTGTCACCGGCTCTGGTCTGAACTTGGGCTGACGCCCACGGGACGCGCCAGGGCAAACAAGATCGGGGCGCCGAAGGGCGACACGGCGCCGTCAAAGTGGGCGGGGTTACTGACATGACGATCAACCGTGATTTCTGGATCGTGCTGATTCGCGTAGAAACGGACGACGACGGGCGGCCCGACCCGCCCGCATGCTGGCGGAACGTCGCGGGGTCGACGGATCGGGATCACGCGTTAGAGCTCGCGCGCATGTCGATCGGGCGTGGCGTCGCGGCGCTCGTCGCGAAGGTGGAATTGTGGGAATTTCCCGACGCTGCGACCGCGGACCCGATGATCGCGGCCGACGCGCTCGCGGCCGTCGACGCCGGCGATTTGATTCAAGTCAACTTCCCTCGAGCTCACCGCGCGTTACGTGAAACGACGTCATGACGCGCCCGCGCGCTGCCCGCGAGCTCGCGACGAACGGCCCCGCGCGCAAGGTCGCGATCATTAACAAGTTGACGCACACGAAGGGCCCCTTCGCGGGGCAACCGTTCAACTTGCGGCCCTGGCAGGAAAAGAAAATCATTCGGCCGCTGTTCAAGTTGAATCCGAAAACGAAAAAACGGCAGTACCGGATGTGTCTGCTGATGATGCCGCGCAAAAACGGCAAAACGGAATTGATCGCGGCGCTCGCGATCGACGGGTTGTTATTCGATGGGGAAATCGGCGCCGAAGTGTATTCGGCGGCCGCCGACAAGGATCAAGCGGCGCTCGCGTTCAACGTCGCGGCCGAAATGATACGCGCCGATCCTGAGCTCGCGGCCGAGTGTGAGATTCTCGACTCGCAAAAACGAATTGTGCACCGACGAACGGGATCGTTCTATCGCGCGATTTCGGCCGAAGCGTACAGTAAACACGGGTTCAACGCGTCGCGCGTCCTCTATGACGAATTGCACGCGGCGCCGTCGCGGGAATTGTGGGACGTGTTGACGAGCTCGACGGGCGCCCGGGCGCAACCGCTCACGATCGCGATTTCGACCGCGGGGTACGACCGTCATTCAATCCTGTACGAGCTCTATACGCACGGGAAAGCGGTCGCGGAAAACCCGAAACTCGACCCCGCGTTCCTGCCGATTATTTTTGAGGCGCCCGCCGACGCGGATTGGACCGACGAAAAGGTGTGGCAGGCCGCAAATCCGGCGCTCGGGGATTTCCGATCGCTCGATGAAATGCGTACCGCGTGCGCGCGCGCGCAGGCGATCCCCGCGCAGGAAAATTACTTCCGTCGGCTGTACCTCAATCAGTGGACCGAACAAGCGGAGCGGTGGATCGCCCTGGCCGCGTGGGATGCCTGCCAGGTCCCGATCGATCGCGCGTCGCTCCGCGGCCGCCGATGCTTCGTCGGGTTGGACCTGTCGACGACGACCGACTTAACCGCGGCCGTCGCGGTATTCCCTGACGCGGACGGGTTCGACGTCCTCGCGCATTTCTTCGTCCCCCAGGAGCGGATCGCGGCCCGGGTTGCGCGGGACCGCGTCCCGTACGACGTCTGGACGCGCGACGGGTTGATTACCGCGACCCCCGGGCCGACGGTCGATTACGACTATGTCCGGAAACTGCTGCTCGGATGGGACGATGAATACGACGTCCGGATCGTCGCGTACGACCCGTGGAACGCGACCGACTTGATCGCGCGGCTCGAAAAACAAGACGGGTTTACGTGCGTCAAAATCCGCCAGGGTTTCGCGACGCTGTCGGCGCCGTCGAAATCGCTGGAATCCGCGATCCTGGCGCGGCGCGTGCGACACGACGGACACGCGGTCTTACGGTGGAATCTCGGCAACATGTCGGTTGAATCCGACGCGGCGGGGAATATCAAACCGAGTAAGGATCTGTCGACCGAACGAATCGACGGCGGGTACGCGTTGATCATGGCGGTCGACGCGATGGAGCGGAACGATTCCACGCCCGCCCCCGGGTATCAGATGATGGTATTTCGACGGTGATCACTCATGGCAAACCCCCGCGGGCGCCCGCCCCTTGATCGGGCCGATCCATCGGTCGTCGTGTCGGTCGCGATGCCCTCGCGCGCCTTTGATTTGATTTGTCGGCGCGCGTCCGTCGAACGGTTGACCGTGCCCGAAATCATCCGGCGCGCGTTGCGCCGTCCTGACAATAAAAAAATAGAAAATCCGGACGCCTAGACCGTCGGCGCGATCATCGGCCGCCGATGGAGCGCGCGTACGCCCTGCTCGACGTGAAAGCGGCCGACGCGCCGACGCGTCGGATTTTCGGGACCGCGACGACCCCGACACCGGACCGCCAGGGCGACATTTTGGAACCGCTCGGGGCCGACTTCACGAATCCGATCCCGCTGCTCTGGCATCACGACAAGGAACGGCCGATCGGCCGCGCGTACTTGCACCCGCCGACGGCCGACGGGATCACGTTCGACGCGACGATCGCGAGGATCGACGACCCCGGGCCGCTCCGCGATCGGACTGACGAAGCGTGGCAATCGCTCAACGCGGGCCTGATTACGGGCGTGTCGGTTGGGTACCGCGCGCGACCTGGGGGCGTGCACTTACTGAAAACGGGCGGCCGCCGATTTACCGCAACCGAAATTTGCGAGCTCTCGCTTGTGACCGTCCCCGCCAACGTCCACGCGACGATCCACGCGATCAAATCGCTGGACGCGCCGTACCTGGCCGCGTCGGGCCCGAACCTTTCCGGCGTCCCGGAGCTTTCCCGGATCAATCCGATGACCGCACAAGAGCAAATCACACAGTTTGAGAATTCGCGCGCCGCGAAGGTCGCGCGCATGTCCGCGATCATGTCGACCGCGACCGACGCGACGTTACCGGACGCGGCCCGCGACGAATACGACGGCCTGTCGGTCGACGTGAAATCCATTGACGAAACGCTGATCCGGTTGCGCGAAGTGGAGCGGTTGCAGAAGGCGGCCGCGGCGCCGATCGACACGACCCCGAACCCGCGCGCGCCGGTCCGGACGACGTCGGCCGTCGTGTCCGTCAAGAGCAACGCGGCGCCAGGTCTGACGTACGCGCGCGCCGTCAAATCGCTGTTGCAAGCGAAGGGCGACAGTTTCCGCGCGATGGAGTACGCCAAGTCGTACAACGATCCGAACGTCGATCTAATCATCCGCGCCGCCGTGACGCCCGGGACGACGACCGATCCCGCGTGGGCGGGGGCGCTCGTGACCGTGACGAACCTGACGAACGAATTTATCGAGCTCTCGCGGGCCGCGTCGATCATCGGCCGCGTGCCCGGGTTGCGCTCGGTCCCGTTCAACGTGTCGGTCCCGATCGTGACCGCGGGCGGGACGTACAAATGGGTCGGGCAGGCGAAATCGAAACCCGTCAGCAAGATGCAATTCGGATCAACGTCGCTCGGTATGGCGAAAGCGGCGGGGATCATCGTCCTGACCGAAGAATTGGTCCGCTCGTCGCAACCGTCCGCGGAAATGATCGTCCGCGATGAAATGGTCCGCGGGATCGCGGCGTTTCTCGATCAGCAATTCACCGATCCCGCGGTCGCGGCCGTCGCGGACGTCAACCCAGCGTCCATTACCAACGGGGCGCCGACGGCCGTGAGCACGAACGACCCCGGCAAGGACCTGGCGGCCATCGTCGGGCATTTCGGCGCGTCCGCGCTCCCGCTGTCGGGACTCACGGTGATCATGTCGGAGACGAACGCGTACGCGATGGGCGCGCACAAGACCGCGCTCGG